CCGCTGTTGCAGTTGCCGCTGTTGCAACGTCCAGTGCAAGACTTTCCCGTATTCACGATCTCAAGGACTTCAGCCCAAGGGATTTCCCGCACGATTTCCAACTTGTTCGTTGCACACTTATTATCGCCCTCTGCAACCGTGCCGTGGGCGATCACTTCAGCGACGTGGCTGTTCGGGTCAAAATCGTAATAACGGAAACAGTCGGCGGCATTCTTGCAGAAGTGCATACCCGCATTGCAGACAGACGGACTTACAGATTCTTCAAAGGTTCCCGGGCAAGAATACTGTTTGCCGAGACACGTCCAGTCAGAATTAAAAACTTTATATCCTTTTACACTCATTGTTTGCATTTACTCCTTAGTTTTTGTTTATGTCAATGCCGGTTCTTTCTGAACTCGTCGGATGGGTCATCATCTGTCAACCCAAGCAAGTAGTCGGATGATGTTCCGTATAGTTTGCATATAGCCACCAACGTTTCAAAACTCGGTCTTGCTCGCCCCTGCTCATAACAGGAAACGGTGACTTGCGAAATAAAAAGCTTTTCCGCAAGTTTTCTTTGGGAATCACCACTTAGTTTGCGCAGCTCTTTCAGCCGCTCTGCGAATAAATCGGTTTTACCCATAATCAGAACGGTAGGTCGTCGGTGTCCGAGATCACGGAAAAGTCGTCCATGCTGCCCTGCGTTTGGGCGGGCTGCGGGGCGCTCTGTGCGGTTTTTGCTTCGTGGGTGTAAGTTTGCGTCTGCTGGTCAAAATCGCGTGCAGCGGGCTTATCTGCCGCCTTTGCGCCTGCAAAGCTGATATTGCTTGCCAGAACCTCCACCGCCGTGCGCTTGTTGCCCTGCTTGTCCTGATAATTCCGGGTCTGCAGGCTGCCATCAATGGCGATCATGCTGCCCCTCTGGAAGAACTTGCAGATAAATTCGGCGGTCTTGCCCCATGCCACGATATCCACAAAATCAGCCTGACGCTGCTGGCCCTTCGGGGTATAGCTGCGCTCGCAGGCAATGCGGAAGGTGCACACGTTGGTGCCCTGCTGGGTGGTGCGGAGTTCCGGGTCTGCCACAAGGCGACCCATGATTGCTACGACGTTAAGCATGGTTCGGTTCCTCCTCTGCGCTGTCACCAGCACCGGCCTCGTAGTCGATGTTTGCGCCCATCAGCACTTCCGGGCACTCAGCGCGGGCAAAATAGGCGGCGGCGCGGTACTTGAGCATCATCTCGGTCATCTTCGGCCAGTAGCTACCGTTTTTGTTCCACCATCCTGCATCCTTTGCCATCTGCACCGTGACCTTCGGTCCTTCCACCTTTTCGCCGGTCAGCTTGTCCACGGCAATCAGGCGGCAGCCCCATGTGTCCGTGCCCTCTTGACCTTCCATGCGATAGCGGGAACGCCCTGCAAACTGTCCGCTGTTGTCGATAAGTGCTTTGCAGCTTTTGCCGCTCCAAGTGGGCTGGCCGTAGACGACGTAAAGGTTCTGCATCACAAACAGTTCGGTGGTGCCCATGCGCTGTGCCATATCGCAGGCAATGGCGCAGGCACCAACGTTTCCCGCGTAGGTCTTGGGCAGCCAGCCGTCCGGCAGATTGGACAGTGCAACGGCCTTAGATTTTGCCAACTGCCAGATGCGTTCGTCTGTGGTCAAACCCTGCACTTTCTCGGCGTAGGAGAGGGCGCGCTGTGCGGGAGCGGCAGGGGGATTGACAGGAGTAAGGGGTTCGGCGGGCGCTGCGGGCTTCTGAAGCTGCTCAACAGGGGTCTTTTCGATTTTGGTCTCAGGCATGATGGATCTCCTCCTCAGTGTATTTTACATCGATGATATGTGCATAACGCTTGATAGCGTCAAGCTCTGACTTTGTGCACCGGAATACGATTTTCCGGTCTCGCTGCTCTTCTTTGCGGACAAACTGGTCAAAAAACGGGTCATCATACTCGTCCGGGATTGCGGCATTGTACGCAACGCTCGGCTTTATGAGGCTGATCTGTGTCGGGTTCTGCTGCACGCCTTTGTAATCATCCGGAAGACCATTGATAACTGCTTCCCGCAGAAGGGTGCGGAACTCAATCATGTAACAAAAATCTATGCTTTCATACGGTTCAGGCATGATTTCTGCACCGCCTGCAGCGTGGATGATGTCGATATCGCACATCATGCTGCCCACCTTGCGATAGATGCGGTCTATGACCTCGCGGCTCGCGGTGTCATCCATACTGCCGTTCTGTGCAAAATGTGTGAAATATGCCACTGCGCCGTTGATTGAGCTGGCAAGTTCATTGCCAGCACTGATAAGCCTGAACAGCATATTTTGCGGCTTGATGTAGTAATAGATGCCCTCGGCCTTGTTGGAAAGTTCCTTGATATTGGCACGCCTTGCAAGGCGCTTTTGTGAATCGCTTTGCATAAAAATTCACCTCATATAAACAACATTCATGCTGGAATCAAATACCTTGTACAAATAGGCGGGCTCTCGCTTTACAAGTTCGTCAGCAATGATGATCGCGTCCGAAACGTCTGCGATATTCTGCGATGAAACAAGGTCATCCGGCTGCTTTTTGGTAACATCATAGACCTTTAAAAGCGCCATCCGCTCACCTCCTGTTATTGTGCCGCCAGCCAAGGGCGATGTACCCAAGGTTTGCGCACAGAACGATAAAAATTAAGGTTTTCACGTTTTACCTCCTTGCGGTTTGCCGCACGTTGTGGTATTTTTGTGGTGATGGGCGGATAGACTCATCACCCTTTTGGCTTGTCCGTGTTGGCGCACGGGCAGGCTCTTCTTTTTTTGCGGCGTATCGGCGGCAGACTGTCCACCTCATCGCGCTTTATGACTTCTTGAAAAAAGGAATACTTGTGCGGCTTTCTCTTTTTCTTGCGGCAATGATAAACCGAGGATGCAAAACTGTTTGCACTTTTATAGCCAAGACGCCGGGCGCACATATCAGATGTGCCGGATGTAAGAAGATTGCCAGTTTTTGCATCGTACACGGTGTACCACATGACATGGTGGACAGTGTCAGGCATACGTGATCTCCTCAGATTCCTCTTGCAGCATCTCCCGCACGTTGTCCATTTCTTCGGCGCACATCTCCCAGACGTTTGCTCGTGCGGAGTATCCAGCCCGGACAACAATGTCATCTGAGGCTTCGGCTTCTCGCCTGCAACGTTCGGCAAGCCGCGTGTAGGACTTTACTTTGCCCTCAACGTACTCTTTGGCCGTCATCATGCCCCACGCTCCTGATTCTCCGGGTACTCCGGGTTGCGGGCGTGGGTGCGGTTGATCTTGCCGTACTTGCGCCGCTTTGCGGCTTTCTCCCTGTCCTCTGCGGCAAAGCCAAGACGAGCCAGAAGAACAGCGGCCAGAATCAGCACCAGCGACACAGCAAACAGTGCGCCGGAGATGTATCCGGTGGTCTGAGCGGTGCCCTCTGCGCCCATAGCTGTGCCAATTCCAACGCCGCCAAAAATGGCAGCCAACCAGTAGTAAGTAGTAGATTTGAGCTTCATGCGGATTCTCCTTTCTCAAGTGAGGGGAAAAACAGTTCCCCGATCTCATCCTGTCGGATGTCCAGCAGTTCACACATTGCTGTGATCTCTGCGCTTGTCCACGGATTGTGCCCCTGCATCCTGCCGCTCATGGTGTCCCGGCCAATGCCGATATACTTAGCGACTTCCTGATCGCGGTAGCCGCAGCTGTGGAACCGGCCCCGAAGTTTCCAGTACGGGATCTGCCGGAAGGTGCCCTGTATGACCTTCATCATGCTTCGACCTCTTTTCTTTGATGCTGCCCTCCCTCGCGCAGCCTGCCCGCCGGGTCGCGTCCCTTCAAAAACAGGTTCACAAAGTAGATTTGCCCCTTGCCGGTCACCTTGGGGGTCTTGTTGATGCTGGTGTGCCCATCGGAGTGCACCACGGTGGTCTCCTTGATCTCAAACAGACCCTGCTCCACGGCGCGCTGCGTGGGCATATTGTAGTCGCTGCGCTTGGGGTCTCTGATGAGGTATCCGTGCTCGCGCATCCAGACAAACAGACGGTTCTGCCCGATCTGCACGCTGTTCTGGCACAGCAGCTTTGCCAACTCGCCCACAAGGATGCTCTTCTTGCTGGCGTTTACTGCGTCCGCAAAGATGCCCTTGGGCGTAAGTTCCGCGATCTGCCGGTCTTTGTGCTCCAGTTCATCGTGGGCGGCAATCAGAGCCTGCGCCATCAGTTCAGCCCGGGAAAGCTGCGGGCGCTGTGCCAGCTGCTTCTCCATCTCGTTGAACGCCTGGATGTACTTCAACTTCCATTCAAGCGCTGCCTTGCCGGTAAAGCCCATCGCCAGCAGCGTAAAGCCGTCACGGTTCATCAGGTACATGGGGTACGTCTGACCGTTCTGCTCGTGGGTGTACTCGGTTTTGTAGAACATGGGGGTCTGCTCATTTTTGAGCACACCCGCCGTCATGAGGTTTTCAATGTCCCGCATGACGTTGCGGTGTTCCTTGCCGAAACTCTCGGCGATCTGGCGGCTGGATGCCACCGGCTCGCCATTCTGTGTGGATAAGATGATGTCTGTCATAGTCTTGTTTTGTCCTCCTTGTACTCTGCCCCTCCTGTGCTATACTTGAGCGGGAGGGGGTGAAAAAATGAATCAGCGGGGATCCATGAACCAGCGTACAGATGAAATAGAGCGCATTCTGAACGCCAGCAAAGTGAATTATTCCAGTCCGCAAGTCTCGCAGCAGCCTACACTGTATGAGGTACAGCGGCGGTATGCGGAAGATTTGAAGCGGCTGCGCCAGCAGTTTGAAGAAAGCCAGCAAAAGCAGGAAATCAAAGACCGTGAGCAAGCAAAAGAAAAGCGAATTGACCGGCTTTATGATCTCCTTGCAATCGGTGTTGCCATCGCATCCATGATTATTTCTTTAGTAAAATGACCACCAAAGCCAAAATCTGAATGCAAAGAGCGATGAACTGAATTTCGTGATTCTTCACGGTTGCTTGCCTCCTTGCGTTTATCCTCTAAGCTTTCGCACCAGATTGACGATCTGCAAAACAAGTGTTGCAACCTGAATGCAAAGCGTCAAAGCCAGAATCCTTGTTGTAGTCCAGTCGTGCTTGCGGCTGGGCTTTTTGTCGTTGTTCATGCCGCTTTGCCCTCCTTACGCTACCCCGTCATGGTTGTTCTGGCTGTCGTTCTTGCGTACCGCTGCCATACCCATGCCCATCCAGAGCAGGGACAGCTTGTCCTGCGGCTCTAAGTCGTCGAACAGCACGTTGATGAGCGTATCCGCTGCGTGTGCTCCATCTGCCGGGATGCTGTACCGTTCTGCTGCCAGATCGGTGCGGTTCTTCTTCGTCTTTGCCAAAATTATCATCTCCTTCTGCGGTTGGCTCCCGCGACCTTGCCCGGCTGGATGCCGGGTGGTTTCGACCCTTGCCACAGGGTCATCATCAGGCGGGGGTAATCGTTCAATTACGGTCTGCACCAAGCGTCACGTTCTTCACCTTCAAAATGTGCGCAACTCCTGCAAAAGACGCTTCAAAGTCCAGAACCGCCTGTGCAAACGCTTTGGCTTCCGAGGATTCATAGACCTCTGCCGTAGCAATGTAAACCTGACCGTCTGTGCCAAGATACTCGATATTGATAAGCATCGTTCAGACCTCCTTGGAACTGTTTAAGAATGTGTGTCAGGCGATTCTGAGCTCTGCGTACTTAAGGAAAAGACTTTGCACATAAGCACGGTGCATGGTTGAATGGAACCATTCTTCTGCATTTCGCCCAGAGCGGATAGGCGGCACCCAATTTGCCATGAAGACAGCCGAAGGGTCGTACTCCTCCGGACAGCATTTTATCGTAGCTGCCAGAACTCGTATTACCCGCGCAACGCCGTACTTCGTCACCATCTCGTCGGCGTTCAGGCGGTTCATTTCCGCAGCGAGAGCGTGCAGCTTGTCCCGTTCTGCAAACCACTCCGCTCTGTTCTCAGCGGGGATGGTAGTCAGTTGCTTCATAAGTTCTTTATCAAACATCGCTCAACCCTCCACCAGTTCATAATGCTTGATGCTGCCCGGCAAGTAGTGACGACCCAGCAGGATTTCACGTGCCGTGAGCATCTTTTCGATGATGTTCACCGCCACGCCGGACGTGCCATGATCCAGCAGGTTAGCAGCGACCTTGTCGTCCCCGATCTCCACCGTGTAGCAGGTCTCGCCCTCCACACGCTCGCCGTTCTCAATCTCAAAGGTGTCGTAAGTGATGTTCAGCTTTTTCATATTTTTGACCTCCTGTTTGCTTGCGTTTGCTAACCTTGTGAGATTAGTATAGCACACACAGTTAGATTTTGCAAGCATTTTTTTGAGAATTTCTCAAAAATAAGTTGACATAGTTAGATTTTTGCACTATAATATGAAGCGTAAGGAGGGCAAGTAAATGAACGAACGAATCGCGCTTGTCCGCAAGAGCTTAGGCCTTACGCAAGAGAAGTTTGCAGAGCAAGTAGGTCTGTCCCGTAACTTTATGTGGATGATCGAAAGCGGAACGCGAGTTCCCAGTGACAGAACGATCTCCGATATCTGCCGCGAGTTTAACGTCAACGAGACATGGCTGCGGACAGGTGAAGGGGAGATGTTCAACCAGATCACCAGATCGGAGAAGATCACCAGCTTCCTTACCGAGATCACGGAGGACGAGGGTGACGACTTCAAACGCCGGTTTGTTGAGATGCTGGCCGAACTGGAGCCGGAGGACTGGAAGCTTTTGGAGCGGATGGCTGAAAAGCTGCAAAAAAAAGAGGGAAACCCGTAAGGGCTTCCCTTCTTTTGCTACCTTGATTCTATTTTACGAGGCCTTTTGCGTGAATCCAGATCAGGCGCAGCGCTCGCAGGTCTGCGCGTTCCAGAAGCTTGATAATAGCATCGATGTAGCCTTGCCGGTCTGTTTCGTTCATTGTGTCCTCCTATCTGATGCAGTATTTAATATGTGTGAGGTGCGTTTTATGAAATGTCCAAAATGCGGAGCGGAAATTGAGAACGTGAAGTTTTGCCCTGAATGTGGAGCACCTGTTGCTTCGGGTTCCGTGACAGCGGCTATCGAATCAGACGAAAAGCCTGAAAAGAAGAAAAAGGGTCACGGATGCGGATGCGCGGTCGCTGTTAGTGTTGCGCTGATTGTGTTTGTTCTTATGATGACCCCTTCTTCCAGCACGACAAGTTCAGCGTCCGGGACAAAGAGCAGCACGTCCATAAAATCGTCAATTTCTGCCGATGATAGCCTTACAATGGGGCAGAGAAACGCTTTGCGGTCTGCCCAAACCTACCTGAGTGCTGGTATGGGATTCTCTTACAGCAGCCTTGAAAGCCAGCTTGAGTATGAAGGATATTCCACGGAAGATGCTACTTATGCCGTAGATCATTGTGGCGCTGACTGGGACGAACAGGCTGCGATAAAAGCAAAAAATTATATCGATTCCATGTCTTTCTCTCGCTCCGGTCTGATTGAACAGCTGGAGTTTGAGGGATTTAGCCAAAGCCAGGCAGAGTACGGCGCCACTGCTGTGGGATATTGATGTGTAAACTTGTTTACAACTGCATTTTACAACGGTTTGGCGTAAACGTCAATCAATTTTAATTGCACAAAAATGCGCTGAAAATTTGACATTTGCGCTGAATCGCGCGATTTACGCGCACTTTTAAGCGTAAAACGCGCGGTTTGCGCTGACTTTGCGCAAAATATGCGCGTTGCTACTGGTTGCCGGTGTCCAGCTGCTGCATTTTTTGCAACAACTTGGCGGCGCACTCCCCGCCGGGGCTTACCGCTGCGGCGCGCAGGGTGTGCAAGCCGGTGATCTTGCGGTTGGCGTACATGGCGGCAAGGGCTTGCTGCTCCGGGGTCATATCAACGTAACAGGCAAGCGCGGCGCGGATGTGGTTGCAGAAGCAGGCGGTCTTTTTGTTGGTCATGGTTCAATCCTCCCAAGGTTGCGGGGTTTTGGCTGTGCCGGTAAGCACGCTGGCGGGCATTCCGTCAATGATGGTCATTTCCGGGTCTTTGTTGCTGGTTTGGCCGTTTTTCATTTTGTTTTCCTCCTGATTTTTGGTAATTGTGTCAACTTATGTACCAAATTCTACCATGCGCCATTGGAAAATGAAATCAGAGAAAATTTTGTCGAATGGCGCAGATTTTTTCTGCGCCATTTTTTGTTTTTTTCACGCATTATATTTGAGGGGGAAGGGTGTGTATGAGTTATTTTACAGCTGCGAAAATTGGTGCTGCTCTGGCAAAGGCGCGTGTGAAAGCGGGTTTGAGCCAACGCGAGATGGCGATTTTGATAGGGAAGAACGAGCGCACCGTGCAGAACTGGGAGAAAGGGCAGTCCAGTCCGGACAGTGACGAGATCATGGATTGGTGCTCTTCCTGCGGGGTGTCGCCCATCGCGGTATTTATGGAGGTACTGCACCCGGAATTGTACGCGGTGCCGGATGACGGCAAGGCCAACGATGAGCTAAACGCGGAGTTGTGCCGTCTCGTGGTAAACCTGCCGCCGCTGACGAAAAGGCTGCTTCTCTTCATATTGAAGGGCCGTCACGGCAGCAGCCCGCCTGCTGTCATATCGGAAATAGCTGCAAACCTGCACTGCCCTCTGAATAACCGGGCCAGCGTGTGCGGGACCATCATAGACCAGTATACCTATGCGCAGATCGCGGGCCTTGACCCATGCCCGGACGCTCCACAACCTCCCATTGACGACCTGAAGATCAACTACAAGGCCGGAAGGGCCGCTGCTGAAAATGGTGCCTTTGGATATATCGGGAAGAAAAAGGAGTAAGCCATGAAATGCGTGAGATCATGCTGCCGGAAGGAGATCCCGGATGGTGCTTCTTTTTGTCCGTGGTTCGGGAAGAAGCAGCCGGAAGCCGTTCCGCAGCAAAGAAAAAAGCGCAGCCGTCCCAAGGGCAGCGGCACAGTGTACTCTTGTGTATGGAGGTGGATTTTATGAAAAAACGGGTCAACACGGCATTTTGGGTGGAAAAGGAAAAGCGCTGGTGCATCGCGGTTCAGAAGAACGGCACCCGCAAACGGTTTTACAGCAGCACGCCGGGCCGGACAGGACAACGGGAAGCAAACGCAAAAGCGGATGCATGGCTTGATGATAGCATTCGGGACGGCAGGAAGAAGGTGGCTGCACTCTATTCAGAGTGGGTAGAAGAGCTGAAGCTCACCTGCGGGACGTCCTATGTGACACAATGCCAGCGTTACGGAGACTGCTACATCCTGCCGACCTGTGGGAATATCCGCATTGACGAGCTGACCGAGGGCGATCTTCAAAAGGCAATCGACGTTTCGTTCCGGAAGCGCTCACAGAAAAAGAACCAGCGCAAGCCCATCTCAAACCAGCCGTTGAGCCGAAAGACGCTTATGACGATCCGGGCTGCGGAAACCGCCTTTGTCAAGTGGTGCAGGAAAAACCGGTACACCACGCTCCACCCCGACCTGGCTATCCCGAAGAATGCCAGGATGGGGAAACGCACGATCTTGCAGCCCACCGCCCTGAAGGTTCTGTTTAGCGTAGACACCCGCACCTACTATGGAAAACTGGTATTTGATGAATATATCTACGCCTACCGATTTGCAGTTGCGACCGGCCTGCGCCCCGGGGAGCTGATTGGTCTCTGGTATGGTGACATCAAGGGGAACACGGTCAGCCTTCGGCGCAGCATCAACGTGCACCGGGAGCAGACCACCGGAAAGAATGAAAACGCCATCCGCTCTTTTGACATGGGCAAGGAAGCACGGGATGCTTATGAGGCGCAGGTACAGCTCCTAAAGGCTCAAGGCATACTGCTACAATACAATACGCCGCTGTTTCAGATTCCGTCAGAGCATGCGCTCTATCGACGCTGGGAATCGTATCAGGAAGCAAACGGGCTTGAGCCGAAAGTCTCACTTTACGAGCTACGGCACACCTTTGTCAGCGTTGAATCAAGCGTCCTGACTGACAGCCAGCTAAAAATGCTGGTTGGTCACAGCAAGAACATGGACACTTCCGGCGTGTACCATCATGAATTGCAGGGCCAGCGAGAAGATTTGGCGGCTGCAACGACCGCTGCATTCAGGAAGGCTCAAGGGTGATTCTGGTAACACATTTGGTAACACTCTTTTTTCTAAATGTCAAAAAACGAATCGGGCATAACCCAACAAATCCGTATTATTCCTTCGTCCTTTCGTGCATCCCAGATGAATTTTTGACGACAATCCATCATTTTTAATTGTTCGACTCCCATCGCCTCCACCA